AAACACGAAAAACCAGTTTTTCATTCTAAGATAAATCTTCCCCGAATTAGTGATCTGGATGACAATCATTTTGCAAAGAAGTATCTCATCAATCGTGCAATCCCACCTCAATTTTTGAGTTACCTATATTATACAGAGGATTTTAAAAGTTTTGTTACGAAGATAACAAAACGTGAATATGAGTTGAATGAAAGAGAACAGCGAATAATAATTCCATTCTTTGATAAAAACAAACAACTCATTACGTTTCAAGGACGAGCGTTTACAAATACTCTGCTTCGTTACATCACGATTAAGATGGATGAAGATTCTCCTAAAATATTCGGATTGGATCGCCTGGATTTGGAGAAACAATTTTATGTAGTTGAAGGCCCGTTTGATTCAATGTTTTTGCCTAATTGTATTGCTATGGCAGGGTCAGATGTGAATTTGAAATCACAAATAGAGATTTCAAGTGCATTGGATAATCATACAGGAACGATGGTCTTTGATAACGAACCTAGAAATAAAGAAATCATTTCTAGAATGGAAAAGGTAATTGATAATGGTTGGAATGTTTGTATCTGGCCAGATTCTGTTGCCTGTAAAGATTTGAATGATATGGTTCTTGCGAGCATTCAAGAATCAAGATTAATCGAAATAATAAATACCAACACGTACAATGGTCTGCTAGCAAAAACTGAACTCGCTTCTTGGAGAAAAAAATGAACCCCACCAATCCCGCCGTCTTACCTAGTCAATACCAACAATTCATTCATCTTTCACGGTATGCACGATGGGATTATGATAAAAAACGAAGAGAAACATGGGGAGAAACAGTAGATCGTTATTTTACTTTTTTTCAAGAACACCTTAAAGAAACATGTGATTATGATTTAGGAAATGGATTGATTGAGGAATTAAGAGAAGATGTATTAGCATTAAATGTTATGCCTTCTATGCGTTGTTTGATGACAGCAGGAGCTGCACTCAGGAAAGAAAATGTAGCTGGTTACAATTGTTCTTATGTAAAAGTTGATAGTCCACGTTCTTTTGATGAAATACTATATGTTCTTATGAATGGAACTGGTGTCGGATTTAGTGTAGAAGCAGAACACGTAAATCATTTACCATTAGTTGCAGAAGAATTTCATCCAACCGATACGACAATTGTTGTTGCAGATTCAAAACTTGGATGGGCAAAAGCATTCAAGGAACTTTTGAGTTTGTTATGGACAGGTCAGATTCCAAAATGGGATCTTTCAAAAGTTCGTGCAGCAGGAGAACCTTTAAAAACATTTGGAGGAAGAGCTTCTGGCCCACAACCATTAGATGATTTGTTTCATTTTGCATCAACGATATTTCAAGATTCAGCAGGGAGAAAACTCAGACCCATTGAATGTCATGATATTGTTTGTAAAATTGCAGAAATAGTTGTAGTGGGAGGTGTTCGTAGAAGTGCTCTTATTAGTCTTTCAGATCTCAATGACAGAGAAATGAGATATGCGAAACACGGAGAATGGTATAAACTTAATGTACAACGAGCACTTGCAAACAATTCAGTCAATTATAAAGAACGGCCCGATGTTGGGACTTACATGCGAGAATGGTTATCTCTCTATGATTCAAAGTCAGGAGAGCGTGGTGTATACAATGGTGTATCAGCAAAAAATCAAGTAGCATTATTAAACGAAAGGGAAAAAGATGATAACGGAGGATATGTTAAACGAAGAGAACCTAGAGATGATTTTGGAACTAACCCCTGTAGTGAGATTATACTTAGAAGCAGAGAGTTCTGCAACCTTAGTGAGTGCGTTGTCAGAAGACATGACGATGTTGAATCTCTTAAAAAGAAAGTCCGATCTGCAACAATCCTTGGCACTTTCCAATCCACTCTTACCAACTTCAGATATCTCACAAAAGAATGGGAAAACAATTGCACTGAAGAAAGACTGTTGGGTGTCTCGCTTACCGGCATATTAGACAACCCATTAACAAATGGTAAAAAGAAAGGACTAGAACCCCTGTTAGAAGAATTAAGAAAGGTTGCATATGAAACAAACAAAGAATGGGCAGACAAACTTGGAATTTCACGGGCAGCCGCAATCACTTGTGTCAAACCTAGTGGTACTGTTAGTCAGCTTGTTGATAGTGCTTCTGGTATTCATGCCCGGCATAATCCTTATTATATCAGAACTGTAAGAGCAGACAACAAAGCCCCCCTCTGCAAAATGATGAAAAAGGCGAACTTTCCAAATGAACCAGATGTGACTAAACCAGACCACACAACTGTTTTTTCTTTTCCAATGGAAAGTCCTAAAGGAGCTGTTTGTCGGAAAGATATGACAGCGATTGAACAATTAGACCTTTGGACAAAATATCAAAAACATTGGTGTGAACATAAACCATCTATTACGGTTTCTGTTAAAGAGCCCGAATGGTTTGATGTTGGTGCATGGGTGTGGAACAATTTCGATTCAATTAGTGGTATTTCATTCTTGCCTTTTAGTGAACATACATACAGACAAGCACCGTATCAAGATTGCACAAAAAAAGAATAAGATGAATTGTTGGTTAAAATACCAAAAAAGGTAGATTGGACAACATTGTCTAATTATGAACAGCAAGATTATACGATAGCATCACAAGAACTTGCCTGTTCAGCAGAAGGTGGGTGTGAAATTGTAGACCTTTAATTGGAGAGAAATGGAAGTCGAATTGGATATAGAATGCGATAATTGTCCAGCAACTTATACAATGATTTATGATTCCGATGACATACAGTCACAAAATCAAGAAGAACATGCATTTCATTGTGCGTTTTGTGGAATTTTGATGGAACCTTATTACAATGAAGAAGAAATATGAGTATGTTGCAGGAATTGATTATTCATTAACATCGCCTGCAGTATGTGTAGCAAAAATAATTGATAATGAGATAAAATTTGAAAATTGTAAGTTTCATTTTTTGAAACAAAACAAGTCGCATAAATCATTAGGTAAGATATTTGCATATGATTATCCAGAATATACGGATGAAATTGAAAGGTTTAGTAAACTTGCATCTTGGACTATTGAATGTATTCGATGGTTTGATGGTCGGGTAGATAGAGTTTATTTGGAAGATTATGCATTTGCAGCGACAGGTAGAGTTTTCAATATTGGAGAGAATACTGGAATACTCAAAAAACAACTTAAAGAAGCCGGATTCAAATATGTTACAATCCCACCCACAGTAATCAAAAAACACGCCACAGGAAAAGGAAATGCCAATAAAGAATTAATGTATGAAACGTTTTTGTCAGAATCACACGTTGATTTGAAGAGTCAGTTGTCTCCAAAATCAACCAAAATTTCTAACCCTGTATCTGACATTGTAGATTCATTTTACATTTGTAAGACAGGATTTCACTTAAAGGAACAGTTATGCGAACCCCCAATGAGCAAAACCCTTATCTAGTTGAAACAAAAAATGGACAAATATTGAAATTTAGTAAAATAGATGCAGATAACGAAGCCGCAACCAAGCAATTAGATGGTGATGATGTTGAAGTATTTCATGATGGAAAACTTCAATATAAATTACATGGTATTGAACAAGGTAAACTTTTTTAAGAAAAAACTTGACATTTGTTAAATGATTTGTTATAATAATACAATGGAAATAAAATATGTTTGATAAAATTTTACAGGTGGTTCTAAAGTTCTTTGGAAAAGAGAAACCAGAACCACCTACAGAAGAAAATAATGAATCCCTTGAAGCACTTGAAAGAATAGAGGCTCTTGATAATATTGGAGAATCTTCATGAGCATGATGAAGTTTGATGATTCTAAAATAAAAGAAATTCGGAAAAGAAAAGAACAAGGACTTCCACCACCACCTGAAGGGGATGTGGTTGAACAATCAAAGAATGCAAAGGGTGGAAGTGAGTTAATTTATCAAAGAGTCAAGGAGAGAGTGCCTGATGACCTCTGGAACTACTTTCAGATCATTCTTTCAAGGGTTCGTGAATATGAAGATAAACCAAAAATCCTTTGGTTTCAGGACACATCGAAAGATCCAGAAGTACAATTTTTAAAAGATAAAACTTATCGTGATAAGTTTGTACGATTTGTATTTCCTTCTGATTGGTCGCTTGAAAAATATAATATGGATCTCGATGTTGAATATGAAAAGAGTGTTGTTCTCAAAAACGCAATAGAACCAATTCCAATACATACCAAACCAAAAGACGGCCCGATTCGACTTGCATATATTTCTACACCACATCGTGGACTAGATGTATTGATTGGTGCATTTAAAGCATTGAAGTTGGAGAATGTCGAACTTGACATATATTCAAGTTTTAAGATATATGGTTGGGAAGAACAAGACAAAGAATGGGAACCTCTTTATGATGCTTGTAAAGAAACACCAAATGTGAATTATCATGGAACGGTTTCTAATGAAGAAATTCGATCAGCGTTACAACAAACACATATCCTTGCATATCCAAATGTATATCCAGAAACAGGATGTATATCTGCAATCGAAGCGTTGAGTGCAGGATGTATTGTAGTATGTCCAAATCTTGGAGTTCTTCCAGAAACGTGTGCAAACTTTGCATGGATGTATGGAATGGTTCAAGATAAAACCGAACATGCAAGGAAGTTTGCGTATGTTTTGAAAGATGCAATTGATAATTTTTGGAAACCACCAGTTCAGGCCGGTCTTGCATTTCAGAAACAATATTATGATATGCACTATGATATTGAAACTACTGCAAAACAATGGACAATGATGTTAGAAACAATCAAGAATAATATTGAAAACACTAAAGAGAAAAAATCATAATGACAAAGAAAGTGAAAGTGGAAAGAAAACCGATGAAGGCAAAACGAACTCGTAAGATTTCAGAAGAACAACGTGAGGCGCTTCGAGAACGCATGAAAGATATGCGAAAGAAACGAAAACCAGCAGAATATAAAAATGTGAATGAACGTGTTCTTGTTCTTCCAGATGATGATACTTATTCTTTTAAGAATGTTAAGGGGTGGATCAAACACAACAAGGAAATGGTTGCCGCTTTAGGTAAACAGGGAAGAGGTAAATATGTTGGAGAAAAAGAACGCAGAATTGCGGAAATGCAGGCCGCATCTCGTAAAGCATACATTAGATACTGTGAACACTATCTAAAAACTGGTGATTGGATTGGAATATTTTCGGGACAAGATGAAGAACATAAAGTAGTTCCAAGATGTGTTGCTATGGCATATTACCCTGACGGTACTCCTAAGAGGTCTGTGGGGGTATTCTATCCAGATATTGGTGCAGTATGGTCAAAAGGAATGGATGAATCAGAATACGGAACTTATGAAAATAGAGAATATGCAAAGACCGAAACAGTTGCATTGACAGATAAACAATTTACAGGAGAAGTTTGATATGGCAGAATTCAATATTTTAGAAACCCTTGAATTGGTTGGTAAGGCTAAGACAAGAGAAGAGAAACGACAAGTTCTCACAGATAGAGATAATTTTGCAACTAGGGCGTTGTTACAATTGAATTATCATCCAGACGTTAAATGGCATCTACCGCCTGGGAAACCACCATATACGCCAGGACAGGTAGCAGATTCAACTCCAAATTCACTTCATTTTGAGGTAAAAAAATTGGATTATTATGTTGATCCAAGTCCTCATGATCTTCCTATGCTCAGAAGAGAATCAATGTTTGTTGAATTATTAGAACGAGTTGACCCAAATGATGCAAAACTTATTCTTGCTGTTAAGGATCGAAAATTGTCTTATAAGGGATTATCTTATAAGTTAGTTAGGGATACTTGGCCAGATCTTCTTCCAGATAATGAAGAAAAGAAAGAAGTTCCGGCCGAAGTTGTGAAAAAAGACACTATACCAACAACAAATAGTGGAGGAGTAGATTGGTAATAAAGCGTTGGTTGAACGGTAAAATTGCATAAATATAACTACATTTGGTTGATGTATTGGAAATGTTATGTTTTAGTGATTGAAAACAATAACCAAAAAAGGATACAAATATGGTAAACGTAGTAAGGATGTTCCTTGCTCTATTTGCTGTACTATGGTATACTACTTCACCCACAGGTAGCGCCACCGTTCCATCTCTAATGATGTCACCAGTTGTGATGACAGCAGTTATGAAAAATGACCATATAGAGATTGCGAAACCGAGCTATTTTAAGCCCCTTGAATATAATATTGTTAAGTATTCTGATGCAGACGTAAATTGTCTTGCAAAAAATATATATTTCGAGGCTGGAGTGGAGAGCACAGCAGGAAAATTAGCAGTAGCAAATGTAACGATCAATCGTGCAACTCATGCTAATTATCCTAATACCATATGCGAAGTAGTGCAAGAGGGCATACACTATTACAATGCTAAAAGAGATGAACATTTTCCTGTGAGAGATAGATGTCAATTTAGTTGGTACTGTGATGGATTGGGGGATAATCCAAGAGAAGGCCGAACTTGGAACTCCGCACAAGAACTTGCAAAAAAAGTTCTTACTAATCATCATGACAAAGCACTAATTGACATAACAGATGGTGCAACGCATTATCATGCAACTTGGATGGAGACATATCCAAAGTGGAGTAAACAAAAGAAAGTTATGGCTTCGATAGATAGACATATCTTTTATGGTCGAAAATTGTAAAAAAACTTTGTAAAAAACTTGACATTTCTGTTCCAATAGGTTATAATATACATGTAACAATAAAATAGGAACAAATATGAAAAATTTAATACTTATATTATGGTTTGTTCTGTTTTTGAGTTCATCCGCATTAGCAGGAGTTGAATATGTGACAGAACAGGTCTGTCACGCAATGTCTGGATGTGTGTTGGATACGAAAACTGGCGAGTGTCCAGATTGTGTAATTGAAAGACGAAAAGTTGTTCATACACATGAAGAAAAACCTTTTGTGGAGCCCAAAA